TGTTATTAGTCGGTTTTAATATTCAAATTCATCCCGTCCAGTCTCTTGTGATACGATTTCAATGACTGCTCAACTATGAGAACCCTGTCGTGTAAGTCCTGCACCTCTGCCCGTGTCTCTTTATAGTCACGTTTGATGTCTTTGACATCGTCGGCAATGTTCTCCAGTTTCGTCATCATGAGTGTGTTCGCTGTCGCACGTTCTTCCGTCTCCTGCTCTGCATCCTTTTTGTCATTCCGCTTTTTAGTGGAAATCCCGAAAAAGATTGCAAATGCGACGGAAATCCCGCTCAACAACAATGAGAGTTCAATCGTCACTCGGCTGCTCCTTTCCGAACGCTCCTGCCTGCGTCGTCGGTGTCGCAGTATCGCCTCGTGTGGTACTCAAGGACATCCAGTTTCCCATCTGTCTCATTGACCATGTTCCGAAGTTCCTCTTTGACCTCCTCCTCCACTTTTGAGCGTTCAATCATTTCTTGCTGCTTTTTCACGATTTCGGACAACTCCTCCGTTATCTCGCACAACCGTGATATTATTTCAAGCGGTGTCATTCTGCCTCACCACCGGAATATTTTTCTTCCGTGATGTATTCATATTCCTCCGCCGAAATACTTCCTTTTGTGACACGCTCTGCGATCTGTTCCTTCGTGAGAGTGCCTTTCTTGTACATTCTTTTCAGGCTTTCGACAAGCATTTTCATAATTAAATCAACCCCTCCTCAATCAACTGCTGTGTGTATTCGTCGATAACTGTATCTTTCTGAAACTGCGTCACGGATTCGACAATTCCCGTGGTTCTCTCCTCAACGACGGATTTCATGAGTGCCATGTTCTCATATTCTTCGACCGTCATTTCCCTTTCGTCATACTGCCATTCGGTCACGGTCGTTTTCTCCCCGTCTGTTCCCTCAACCTCTTTCTCCACCTGCTCGATGTTCTTACGCAGATAGACCGTTGACGGAGACGATGTCCTGTCGATCTCGTCCGGACGTTCCGGCTGCGTTCCTGTCACCTTTCTCCAGTTTGTCATGTTGCTCGTTCTCCTTTCTGCTGTGTTTTGAAACTATTCTTTTAAGTTTCTTGACATTGATTTTGGGTTTGATGTGCTCAACGTAATAATTGTATGTGTCCGTGTGCTTAAACAAGCCCATGTACGACAGCATCACCGCCGCGTTATACCACGATATTTCGTTCTGCTTCGCAATGTGGTTCGCCTTGCGTCTTGCACTCTCGATGTTTGATTTCCGGATGGTTGTCCGGTCGTGGTGGAATTGGAATCCCATAAAATCAAGCATGCGTCCCTTTGTGACCTGCTTTCCGGTCTCGTCGTCAAGCATTGGCTTCCCGTCTTTCGTCACCGGATATTCAAACCGAAACACTTGCCAGTCGCCTTTTATCTCAAGATCAAGGTTGTCCTTCAGATATGTCTCGATTGCTATGTGCGCCTTATGCAATTTCTTTTTGCTTTTCCCCAGTATCACCATGTCGTCCATGTATCTCATGTAATGTTCTGCGTGGAGTTCCTCTTTGATGTAATGGTCAAGTGCTTTCAAGTAAAAATTGCCAAACCATTGTGATGTATAATATCCCAACGGCACGCCTTTTCGCATCTCCTCAATAATTGCTTTCAGTTCCTCGAACATCATTCCCGCGATGCCGATTTTCTTCAAGACCTCCAACGCTCCAGAGATGTCATCAAATGCCATGCACCCGACAAGCGTTTTCGTCTGCTCTGCATCAATCTCAACTCCTGCATCCGTCAAAATCTTTGCGACAAGTGCTATTTTGTCATGTTCGATCAATATACAGAGCAATCTATAAAACCGCTTGTCCCGAATAACCGCTTTGAGTTTCTTCTTAAGAGTCCTCCGGTCTATGGATTCAAAGAAATGGTGAACGTCCATTTTGAGGACGAAGAACTTTTTCCCATCGTACGAATCAAGCCATTTTCGCATATACTTTTTCCCGTAGTGGATGCCTCTTTCTGGTATGCTCCCACACGAAAATTCATACAATCCATTCATTACAATCGGTTTAAACTGACCTATTGCGCAGTGATGGATGACCTGCTCGTATTTGTAATGTGGCTTTAATATCCGGCGTGTTTTCTTGTTGCTGCTCTCGTTGATGATGCTCGGTTCGTGATAGTCTGGAATAAACATCTCCTCTCGAAGTATCTCTTTCAGACGCTCCGTCTCCTCGTCGATATTGCCGAGAATCTCTTTGACATCATTTCTGTTTTTCTTTCCTTTGGATGCATCCGTAAAACATTTCCGTATGTAATCATCTTGCAACATTGGTTCATATAGGTTGTTATAGCTTCTCATATAATATTTTCTTATCTCCTATCGGTTTTTGTGCATGCGCCTACTCAACCGACCCTATATCCGGAATAATTTTCGCCCTGTGGCGTGGGATATAGGCTGCATTTAGTTAAACGCTCCGAACGAGAAGAAATTGGACGCGCCGATGTTCCAGTTCGCATTACCCGCGGGATTATTCAAATTCAAGTAATCCGCGCCGCAGTGCTCGCCATTGCTACAGTTACCGCCGACAAGGGCGACCGCAGGGAGCAGGACACCGCCCGACACCGCACCCTATATTCCTATATTCACTTTGCAAAACGATCGCCCGCCTATCGGCGGGAATAGCGGAGGCGTTCCCCCTCCGTTCCTCCCCCTGCTGCTTACGCAGCGATAGGCTGTTCTAAGAAAACGGACGCGCCGACGTTCCAGTACGCATTACCCGCGGGAATATGCAAATACAAGAAATCCGCGCCGCAGCGCTCGCCATCGCCACAGTAACCGCCGACAAGGGCGACCGCAGTTATTCCGGCGTTCCACCAAAAATAATCACATGTATATGTGCTACTGCTGCCACCTACTGAATTGACAATGCGTCCGAATCTGCTTGACTTCGTTCCTTTTTGATAACCGTTGCTTGCACCCGTGAACGCGATTCCGACCTTTTCAAAATCTTTTCCGGTCAGATTGTACGGTGGCGTCATCTTTGCAAGGATTTCACCGCCTACCATCAGCAGACCGTTGATTCTATCCCAACGGTTTCCCCACCATTTTTCGATGTAGAACACCTTTACCTCATGGGTCGTATCATTGTAGCCGAAAAACTGTCCTTTACTGGTGAGCGTCCCAGTCGCAAGATGTCCGTAATTCTGCGTTGCATCGTCCACATATCCGGATGTCTGCCCCTGCCCGAACGCCGCCTGTGAATTGTCTGTCTTTGACATAATCTTGAGCATACAGTTCAAGAGGTTTCGTTTGCTCCACGAGCCGATATTCCATCCCGCACCGTTTGCCTTTGCTCTTGTGATTTCTGTCGATGCGTTTGTGTTATACATGAGTGTCTGTTCTGCAAGAGATCGGATGCGTGTTCCGTCGTATGACCCGCCAAACATCGGATAATAAAGTTTATCCGCATGTGAGCCGTCCTCCCTTACATACGCATCGTCATTGTATGATTCATCGTACTGGACGTTTGAAATAATCATGTATTCGTAGCTCCCGATTTCAAACTGTGAGAGCCAAATTTTGCCCTTGTCACCGCTGCCGTCAAATACGCTCATTGCATTTCCTCCGTATGCCGTGTTTCCGACATCGGATGCTGTTGTTCCGTCCGTTTTCTTTGTGTGATCGTTCGGGTCGAGTTTATAATCTTCCGTTCCGTCATACTTGACCATTGCCGGATAATTATTCTTCACGAAAAAGACATCTCCCCAGTCTCCGAAATCAAATGCTCCGGTCGAATAGTTCATCGCAGCGGGTGTCATTCCCACCGCATCGAAAAGGTATGTGCAGCGTGTCGCCGGATTGCTGTCATTTTTATTGATTTTCAGTCCGTAGCGCTTTACTCCCTTTACTCTTACATCCTCCCCGATTGCTGCCAGTATTGCGTTTGTATTCGCATAGGTGCGGTCGGGTGTCTCCTTGTCTGCTACCTTTACAATTAAATCTCCACTAGCCATTTTTTTACGCCTCCCTTATCGTCAAGATTCCGTCCTCGATCGAGAGGACGCATGATTTCTTCGTGACAGTGTCAACCATAGTGTTGAGACCGTTCACGATGCCTTGACACGATTCCGCTGCTGCATTCGCTGCCGCCGCTGCATTATTTGCTGTTGTCGCCGCCCCGTTCGCGCTGTTCGCAGCTTCCGTCATGGCGTTGCTGAAATTGTTCACGGTATTCATGTACCCTTGCGTCAACGTCAGTATTTCCTCGTAGCGGGCATTGTTGACGATAATCGGCAGGTCAAAAAATTTGTTTTTACCATCTCCCTGTCTGATTTGATAATGACCGGATGTGTCAATCTCAATTCCGATTTCCCTCTCCTTGAGGATCAGCGTGTTCTCGACCGCTTTCCAGTCTGCTGTCGTTCCGGTGCATGGTCTGATTGCTGCCATTGTTCAGCCTCCTTTGCTCCGTGATTATGATATATACCACACAATCACGCCTTTGTGTTCATTTTGCCGTCCGTTTCCAATATCGTGGAATTATACTGCTAACTGTCGGGAGGTCGGCGTCCCTCCGTCAAAA